CTAGGCTTGATAAAGTAGAGCTTCCCTTTTTCTCCGTCTGATAAGACCGCGCAGCTTTCTGCCTCCAGCCCATACCCATCGCAGCAATTGCTCAGGCACTTCCTCGTGTTCTTCTCGGTTTACTTTACGGCGGAGCGTAGAGCGTTGCAGAGCGCCGCTGCCGAGGTTGAACGTGAATGACACCAGCGCATCAAATTGCCCGTTAGTGAGTGACACGTTGATTAGCCTACATACGGCTTGTTCAGCCAGCAGCACATCCTTAATGAGCAATGCTTCGCCAGCGGCTTCAGAAATGCCATTTTCGAACATTTTATGCTCGCCTTTGCGGATCAGGTGACCATAGCCAATGGTGGGTAAGCCTGCAGCATCGAGATAGATTTCTGGCTCAAATCCTTCAAAGTGCTTGATCAGGTTTAAGCCTTCTTGTGTGATGTGACGCATAAGATTCTGCTTTCAGTTGTTATTTTTTGATAAATTGTTAGAATCGCCCATCTCCGAACCCCAAAAAGTACGAATATGAAGCTGGATTTAAGTAAGAAAATTGTTGAGTTCCTCTCGCAAAACCCTGGGCAAAAATATACCGCTAGGGAAATTGCAGAGTGGGTGTTCAAGACGTATCCCGACGAATGCGAGGCGAAACGTGAGCGGAGCAAAGCAACCGTTAATACGCTGGAGGATGATCAGGCTCTACTTCAGCAAATCGTTGCAGAAATTGGATCGCAACGCCCACGACTTCAAAAGCGCGACCTAAGACTGAAAACGACGGAAGGCCGCCCGCGCAAATATTATTACACCACCCAAACTGACCAAGCTGAGATTGAAGAGGCAGAGTCAGACAGCCCTTCCACGTCAACACCTGCAAGAGACGCTGTTCGTTTATCTGAACATGACCTTTACCCAATGCTGTCGAGCTTCTTATGGGCTGAATACGCAATTTATAGTAAGCGCATAGATGAAAAACGTTCATCAAACAGCCGTGGCACCAACGGTAATAAGTGGCTTTATCCTGATCTGGTGGCCATGGAAGATTTGACTGCTGATTGGGATCAGAAGGTCAAAGATTGTGTGCAACAATACTCAGATAAGAAAACTAAGCTCTGGTCGTTCGAGGTTAAGCTGCTCATCAACCGTTCAAATGTTCGTCAGACGTTTTTCCAAGCGGTATCTAATTCATCATGGGCTAATTATGGCTACTTGGTAGCTGCAGAATTAGAAGGCTCCGATACGAAACGAGAGCTTCAGATTCTCTCTTCGCTGCATGGAATCGGATTCATTTTGCTTGACCCCAAAAACCCTGTTGAAAGCCAAGTGTTAATACCAGCGAGAGAACGCACAGAAATTGACTGGGACACGGCAAATAGGTTGGTTGAAGAAAATCGAGATTTTAGAGATTTCATCGAAGAAGTGACCTGCTTCTACCAGACAGGAAAAACTAAGCGCTCCGACTGGGATATCGAGGACGATTAATCCTTCTCCAGCGTAGCAATCACTTTCAGCTTTTTGCTGCCATATTCAAATGTTCCCCACCATTGCTCCTGACCGCTAACCGTGCGGCGCTCAAGCATCAGCGTGAAACGATTGACCTTCATCACTTTGGCAGAGGCAAAATCCTCTAATTCAAACCAAGAGCGCCGTGCCGATGTGGTGGCCATTCGCTTGACGGTGCTGGCATAAATATCTAGCAAGCTCTCGATTTCGGCATCGGTGCATTTGTCGTTTTGGATGTCCTCAATCATCGCTTTGTAAAATAATTTGCTCATGCGTATCTCCTTGTTTTTGCATTGTTTTGTTAGTCTATGAATGCTTCTTCTGGCAGGTTAATCAACTGAATAAGAAGGAATAATCGAACTATCTTCCGCTCCGTACTTTACTCATGGCGCGTTGGCCGAAATAGAAGCTGATGATGCCTGCGAAGATCGCCTGATCCTCCAGTGACCACAGCATTTCCATGTGCCATGGCAGCGGATTTCCCAGATCAACCATGGTAAACTGCATGCATTTGATGGTGAAATAGAGAAGGAAGAATGCGTATGCCAACACTGGCCGCACCGTGCCATTGAGCGCATCCACCCATTTAATGCCTGAATAGAACGTCTTATAAAGCGCACGGCTTTCGGCAATATCAGCTTCGACATGGATTTCCTCCAGCCGGTTCATATGCCCTTGCTGTTGTTGCTCCATCTGCAGGCGCAGAATGGTCAGCTCGTGCTTGCGATCCTGATAATCCCTGAATAGCTTCAAGATATCGGGGAATGTGGCGCTGATAAAACCGACTAATGCTCCAAATAATGTAACCATTATTAACCTCCCTGTATGATTGTTTTGATGCCCTGCCATAGCGCCACCAGCGCACCAGTGATGGCTGCGGTAATGGCTGAGCGTTTGATCCATTTGATGACTTCGTCCGATCCGGTGCGCGATTTTCGCAGGTAGATCATGTCGGCCTGCACGCCGGTGGGGTCGCTGGTGTCGATCCCATATTTTGTCAAAGCATCTTCGATGCCCTCCCGCACAGCCGTGCGAATGGCTTTTTTAAGTTCTTCATCCATAATGATTACCAATTCCAAGGGCCACGGAAGGTGATGTATTGAACATTGATGCGAACCACGCCGGTGGTGAATGATCCGCTATCGGGAGTCAGGTCTAGCGGAGTGTCGCTGTAGTAGCTGACGGGGTGATAGGTCAGGCCGACATTGGTCGAATCCTGCCCAGTGCCGATGCCGTTGCCATAGCGCGACGTATCGCCCGATACGCCCACGCCAAAGCTGCCCACCGTTCCAGTCAGCGCGGTAATGACCCGCGTGTTAACCGCCAGCACGGTTGAGCGATTGGGAATGACCTTTGTGCTTTGAGTGGCGGCACTCAGATCAATATCTTCCTCCCAACGCAGTATGCGGAGATATTCCCCGCTATCCTGCATGATCAGGCTGAATGACACCCATGCCGATCCGTTGAACGTAATGCGACTGTCGAGCGACTCCACCACCGCATCCATCCACTTAAACGGCGCATAAAAGACCCAGCCGCCCGTGAGATACTGCGCCAGCTCATTGGCATGACCTGTAAAATCCCCGCTGGGCGACGTGCCAACAATCACCAGTTCACCCAATGCAGGGCTACCTGGTGGCGCATCGGTAATTTGTGACACAATGGGTGTGACGAATGCATCAAGGCGGTTTAATGCCTCATTATGCGTCACTTCTTTTTGGGCTTGAGACGTAATAATATACGGCAAGCCCAGCCTTCCGGTCTGGGACATGATATTCTCCAATTAGGTTCGATTAAATGTTGGCGTTTATACGCCGAGATGCTCGATCAGTATCTTCGTGCCGATAGCAATCAGGCATAGACCGCCCAGCACTTCTGCGATTTTTCCCGCTTTCGTGCCGATATAATGCCCTGTCATGATACCAATCGTGGACATAACGAATGTGGCGGAACCAATCATTATCGCCATAATCCAGATGTTTGCATCTAGCAGTGCAAGCGTTGCACCCACCGCCATTGCATCAATACTGGTACCAATGGCCGTCAAAATAAGGATGCCAAGGGTGTGTGATTCTTTGCGCTCGGCTTCTTCATTGTGGCACCCTTCGTAAATCATCTTGCCGCCAATGAGTGCTAAGATGGTGAACGCTACCCAATGATCCACCGCCTCAATAAAGCCACTCGCCATACGACCAAGCAACCAGCCGATAATGGGTGTGAGTGTTTCCACGCCACCAAACACTAAGCCAATCCGCATGGCATAGCTGAGTTTCGGTTTTTGTAATGCAACGCCTTTGCCGATAGATGCTGCAAAAGCATCCGCTGACATACTAAAGGCGATAATGGTGTTTGAAATGATACTCATAATGACTGCTCCAACTGGCTTAAACACAATACATCACGCAGGGCTGCCAGATTTAAGCCCTGATAATGTATTGGTCTCGCCAAACGCTTAGAGCGTCGATTTAGCCATGCGGTTCCCGCAAGTATGTTGACTAAATCCCAAAGGAGGCTACTCCCCAAGTACGTTTCAGAAAATAGCCTCCAATCAGATAAATAACAAGAATTTTCATCTCAAATACTTCCACTTGCTGCGAAGCCGCGACCAACCACCGCCGATAGCTGGTAAATCTTCACATCCACGCTGCTTTGCGCTGATCCGAAATCCGTGGTTTGATCAGCGGCAGAATAGCTGGCGGTTGGGGCGGTCGCCTCAATGGTTCGCACGACCGTGCTGCCATCAAGAATATCCGCCTCGTAAAGTTCAGATTCTTCACCCAGCGGAATACCAACCCCATCGCGCCATTCACCATCAACGCGGGAGCGACGTATCCAACTGATTGTCAAATTACCCGAACCATCACGCACGCCTTTTACATGCACCGGTGCGAAGGGTTTTAGGTTTCGCCCCGTATAGGTAAATGCCGCCTCATCGGTATTGCCGAGCGAGTTGCCAACGCTCACTGCTTTGTAATACAGCTGCCGTCCGATGAAGTTATTGGCGATGCTCGTGGTGTAAAGCGCAGGGCTAATCAGCACGAATGGCTCGCCGGAAACATGCTCCATTGCCCATTCCGTGCCTTGCCTGCCACGCAGCAAACGAGATAGCTTGTAGGTTTTCTCGCCAATCAACTGCGCGTTTTGGAATTGCACCAGCTCATTACCGATTAACGCTGCATTCGCGCCGTTAAACACTCCAAGCTCGCTAACGCTACCAAGGCTGCCCGATGTGAGGATAACTTCTACCTCATTGACCGTGTCCCACACTTCAAATGGGCCAGCAGGCAATGCGGTGATGATTGCACCAAAAGTCGCCGCACCATCCATGCCTGCCAGCAGGTTGAAGGTGTTGCCACCATCTTCGCCACCATCATCTGAGCGATAAATGGCTGAACCATTCCAATTCTGCCCATCTGCTGCCACGCCAATACGCAGCAACCCCTGATTGGCTATCGTGTCACTTGGCAATGGCGGAGCGTCGATAAACTTCACAATCGTGTCAGGCGCGAGCGTGGGTGGCTCCAGTGTTGAGCTGGTTTCACCTGGTGGCGTGTAGAAATCATACGAGCTGATATCCTCTGCCACCGCGCTTACTTTCATCAAGCCGTTGGCTTCCATGTTGGTCTTAAACACACGCATCTCATGCGGCACATTATTGACCGTCACCGTAATCACATCGGTCGGTTCAATACGGACATATTTGGGTGGTAGCGTCAGGTTGAAGCTGGTGCGCTCCTTCCATGTGCCATACAGCGTGATGTCTGCGATCTGCTTGGCGCGGGTTGCACCCATCACAATTGGCAGATTCACCGTCACCTGGTCCACCGCACGCACCACTTGACGCTGCGACGTTTGGGTGACCGGATCATAATTAAACGGACGATCCAGGTAGGTGACATTCACCCGCTGCGGTAGCTCCAGCTCCTGCGCGTAATTGATTTCCAGCACATCCTGCACGCCTTTCTTCTTGGCAGGAATCAGATCATCTTCTGGCACTGACTTGATGGATTCAGAACCACGCGGCACGCATTTAAGGATGCCATCACTTTCGACGATATCGAAGAAAAACGCAGATGTGAGGTATTCCAACGCGGCACGAACCGTAATCGGGCGATCTAAAATGAAGCCCTCCAACGTATCCGTTAAGCGGGTCACATCATAATCGCTGGCGGTCAGTCCTGCATTTTGCAGCAGCTCTGCCACCACCGCACCAAGCGTTGAATTACCCAGCTTGCCCTGCGCCCAGTGGCCTGTTTGCCAGAGGATGGAATCCTGCCACACACCTTCCAGATCAGGCCAGAAAGAGAATGGCCGTGCATCCCATGTCCATAGGAAACGCCGCGCCACCAATCCACTATTGCCAGAAACTTGCTCCCTTGCATCCAGATAATCCAGCGTGGCATTGAGTGCCTCACGCTGCGCCTGAAAATCCACGCGGCCTTTGCTGCCACGCGGAAAGAAGCTCTCCGAACTTGTTGGATCATAAAATACATTGGGCTGATTGGCGCAGCCATCTACAGACGGAAAACCAAACTCGGTAAACCACACCGGCTTCATTTTTGCTGTCCATGCCGTGGTATTGGTATCGGGATTGGTGTGGGTGTTTTTCCACCAATATTCCAGATTCTTCCATGCGAAGGTAGCATCACCGCCATAGCTGGTCTGTCCTGTGCGAGCCACGGAGTCGGTGTAATAATAATCCCAGCCTTCGCCAGCTTCCCAATATTCGGCAATTAGCTCCTCGGTGATTTGGATCTGCGGCAGATCTTCGGTTAGCGGGAAATAGCTATCAATCCCCACAAAATCGATATTCGGCGATGCCCAAAGCGGATCAAGGTTAAACCAACCATCGGTGCTGTGATATTCAGACCAATCGGCAGCATAGGTAATATCAGTGCTGCCACCCATGATGCCTTTGACGGTCGCGGCGAGGCTCACTAGCTGATTCACTGCAGGATAGCTGCCAGCGCTATCAGTATAGCCCGTCATGCCTATCAGCTCTGAGCCGATAACAAATGCATCCGCTTTATTCTTCACCAGATTGGCGTAATGGGTGATGAAGCCATTATAGCCATTAGTTTTGGTGAACCAGCTATTCGCATCCGTGGCATTGGCAGGCACAATCCGCCCACGCCATGGTTTCGGCACAGGGCTGATCGTATCCACAAATACCATGGGATAGAGCATCACATTCAGCCCTTTGGACTTTAAGTGATCCACCAGCTGCACCACCGTATGATCCGAAGGCGTGCCGCCATAGGTCGGCGTTTCTGGGTCAAACTTCAGCACCACCTGCGCGGATGATCTGCTAATGCCAGCCACACTCCAATCCTGCGGCAGCACCTGCGTTGATCCTTGAAATTCCACCTTCGGCACAATCTCGCACGCACCAGCATCGGTAGAAGTGGCAAACCATGTGACCACAATCGCCACCCATTCCAAATTGGGCAGCACATTGATCATCTGATCCACCGCCACAAGGCTATCTGCCTTGCCCTCGTAATTATGCATGTTGATGAATTTCTTATCAGCGTTCGGCACAAAGATGCCGCCCTGATACGCATCAAAATAGCCATCCTGCTTGGATTGCACGTTCGTGCCGTAAACCATCTCACCTGCACCTGGAATCATCACCACATCAGTGATTTTATCTTCCACGCTTGGCGTGAATTTCAGCGTGCGGCGCACCTCAAACGTAAAATTAGGGATACGGTTGCCATATGAACCCAGCGGGAAATCCTCGATCACCACATACGCCGTGCCGCGATAGGCAGGGATAGTGCCAGCCGCTAGATATTTCGCCATGATGTCATCGACCATCTGGTCTTCTGTGCCGTGATGGACATTGTATTTGCCCTGAGAGGATGACAGCACATCTTCGGTCAGCACCTTGCTATCTGCCCAAACGCGGATCACTTCATCGATTGGCCCCTCACAAATTGCAATCGCCAGCGTGACAAAATATTCATAAGTGACGCTGGTCTGGCTAGTCGTTACCGAGCCACCACCGCCGCCGCCTTTACCGCCACCGCTGGACGTTTGCGTGCTGGTGGTTTCCACCTTTACTTCCTTGAGGTCAGTTGACCAGATGACGTTACCAGCCAGCCGCATCGTGCCATAGATTTTAGGAATCATATTCCCATAAGTGGCAGTCTGCGCCCGAAGGTCAGCCAGCCGTGGGCCTTCTTGTGTGGGCAGCGTCACACGCTGAGAACGTGGAAAGAGCATCCCAGCGGCCATGCCACCAAGATTTGCGCCCAGCACCGCTCCCGAAGGGCCACCAAGAATAAATCCGGTAACCCCACCGACGACAGGAAGAACAATATCAGCCATGTTAACTCAACGATTGCAGTTGTTTGTGTTTGAAACGATAGACATGGGTCAGCATCCGCACCCACGTCATGGAAAGCGGCTGTTCCACCACCTTGCCAGCGCTAGAATTGCAGTGAATCAGCCCAGGGCCACCGCCAGGATAATCTGTTAGCAAGCCCACATGCTGCGGGTCTTTGAAAGTGCGAAACAGCAGCACATCCCCAACGCGCATGCGCTCTATCGGCACTTCGCGCAGATGTTTGGAGATGCTCCCCACCAGCCGACCGCGCTCAGGATACATCGAGTAGTTAAACTCATCGGCATTCACCAGAGGATTGCCATTGCCGTCCTGCATGCCCAGCTCATCGATCACGCCGATCACCAGCCCAAGGCAATCTACGCCGCCTTTGCCGCGTGCGCTCTTTTTAAGCCGCCCTTGGTGATGATAGGCTGTATCCAGCCATGTGCGTGCCTGCGCGGTAATCTGTTGTGGGGTAATGTTAGCCATTTTGGTTCGCCTTATTCATGGTGCCAGCCGTGGTGAGCAGTTTGTCTGTGCCAGGCACATCCGGTTCACCACGGAAATTGAGAATGTTCGTAAACTTGCTTTGGCAGGTTTCGCGGGTTTTATCGCAGCCAGCGATGATGTTGAGCGTATCACCCACCTGAATCGATTTACCCATTGGCAGTGCCAGCACCACCTGCGTGGAGGCAAACTCCTTCACTTCCATGCGCCGATCATCATTATTGCCCGATGTCCAGAGCACTTCGCCGCCGGTGAACCATCCCGCATCCTGCGAGAGCGTGGAGGCTTTGAATGTCTGGTTGTTCGCCACTTCGGTGACCGTCGCTGAGACCGTAAACGATGCCAATGCGACTTTGCACTTGCTGTCACCCAATATGGCGCGACAGGAGGGAGAGAATACCTGTCCGATTGTTTGGCTAAGATGCTGCGTCAGGCCGCGCACCTCTGCCTGAAACATCTGACTGCCTAGCGTCACTTCTCCCAGCCGACCACGTTTGACCACCAGTTTGCCTTGGCTGAGTTCGTTATAATTAACGATGAATATCTCAATCTCTGCATAGTCATAGAGACCCGCCAGCAGATCTTCCTCGGTGATCTTGGACGGGAATATTTGCCCTTCAACATCCAGATTATCAACGCTCATATTGGATTTACTCTCCACCGTGGTGGGCGTGAATCCAGCAATGGAGTCATACAGCAGGCTATCAAAGGTGATTGGCAGATCATGATCGGTAAATCCAACCTCCACCGCATCTTGCCGCGTAATGCGCCAACAGGTCGCAAGTGTCGTCATGCCGCCTGCAAAATGCGCTTCTAATTGTGGGGATATGACTCTCATAATATTGTAAATCCTTGTGTTTTTATCTAATTGCCCGATACTCGATGCCATGTTGAACACAGCCATCAAACCTCAGAAACAAGTGCTGATTAAATTCCTGCTGCTATGCGGGTTGCTAGTCGGCTACTTTGCGTATCTCAGCTATGAATATGACCTCATGACAGGCGGCGTGGCCGCGCTTCTCACATGGAGTTTCTTTGTACTTTGCACGCCTGTTGCCGATGCGGGGTTCCTGTTGGATTTCCCACTTCGACTTTTGTTTGGCATTCGTATGGTTGTTTCAGAGGTCGCGGTCTGGGTAATTGCCATCCTCGCTAATGTGCTGACATTGCATTATGCGGCTGAGTATTACGACACCACCATCATTACCAAGCTCCTGCATCAAATCGTTACTACACCGTACCCTTATTGGGGCGTGGTGCTGTTATCTGGGGCTGGCACATTTCTATCCATCCGCTTCGGTGATGAGCTTATGGATGTGATTCATCACCGTGACCGTGACTTCTTTCATTCGCATCATTTCAAACATGAGCTAATATTGGTAGCCTTCTTTGTGATGGTGCTTTTTGGATATTATGAGCTAATTAGCTCACTTGGTATCAGCACAGATATGTAATCATACGCGCACCTCAATCAGCGGAATGCTGCTCCAATTACCTGCATCGAAGCTATCGACGGAGATTGCCATTTCGTCTGTGTCAAAGCGCACCGGCACATCAAATTCATAATCAACCGTGAGCGTGCCAGAGATACTGGTAGTGATAATGCCGGTGGCAGTATCGATGCTCCAGCCGCTGGCCTGCAAAATACTATTGGCATAGAGCTTCACGCTGCCAGCCACGGGCTTGGTAATCTCGCGCTCATACACCGCAGAGCCGCTGACATATTGCTTCACCAGCTGATAGTCATTGCCACCCAGAGATTTGAGTGGCTGGCTAACGGCCTTATAATCGCTCCAATCCTTGAAACGAAACCCCACCGCCATACCACGACGCGCACGGAAGAATGAAATCAGCGCCTGCCACTGCGACTCGGTTTTAACACCCGAAGCCACATTATATTTGGCACGGGAGTGCTGCCACTTGCTATTGCGCTGCTCATGGCCTGATACGGTTGCCACCACATCCGTCATGAATATGGGGCCACCCGTCGCCCCATAGCTGATATCCGTCGGGAATTGTATTTCTTCAAAACTCATGGCTACACCTATATTCTTCAACGATATTATTTACTTACAGCGTTTATTCTGTTCTATTGGCCGGTAGAAACAGAACAAAGGCTGTAAAATGAGCGATTCTGCTTCACCCCTTGGTTTATTTGAGCGTTATCTTTCCTTATGGGTGGCACTGTGCATTGCTGCGGGTGTCGGCCTTGGTATTGCAGCGCCTTCCATTTTTCAGATGATTGCTGATATCGAATATGCCAGCGTCAACCTTGTGGTAGCGATCTTCATCTGGGTGATGATCTACCCAATGATGGTCAATGTTGACTTTGCCAGCCTCAAAGATGTTGGCCGCAAGCCCAAAGGCTTATGCATCACGCTAGTGGTTAATTGGCTCATAAAGCCCTTTACCATGGCCGCGCTCGGCGTGCTTTTTTTCGAGCAAATCTTCGCAGGGCTGGTCGCTCCCGAAACCGCCAAGGAATATATCGCCGGAATGATATTGCTGGGCGTGGCACCATGTACGGCTATGGTGTTCGTCTGGAGCCAGATGGTGCGTGGCGATGCAAATTATACGCTGGTGCAAGTATCCATTAACGACATCATCATGATCTTCGCCTTTGCTCCTATTGCCGCTTTCTTACTTGGCGTAACGAATATTGTCGTGCCGTGGGAAACCTTGTTACTATCCACCATCCTCTATGTGCTGATTCCTCTGGCAGCGGGATATATCACACGCCGGAAACTAGATCGCTCCAGTGATCATGCGCGTATTGTATCTTTTACGGCAAAGGTAAAGCCATTCTCCATCATGGGGTTACTCGCAACTGTAGTGCTGCTGTTTGGTTTTCAGGCACAGACGATACTCGATAAACCGCTAGTGATCGGCTTGATCGCCGTACCATTGCTGATTCAAAGCTATGGCATCTTTATCATAGCTTACGCTTGGGCTTATCTATGGCGTGTGCCATTTTCCACTGCGGCACCGGCAGCATTAATCGGCACATCCAATTTCTTCGAACTGGCTGTTGCTGTTGCCATCAGCCTGTTCGGGCTGCACTCCGGCGCGGCACTGGCTACGGTGGTTGGCGTGCTGGTCGAAGTGCCGGTGATGCTGTCGCTGGTGGCATTTGCCAATCGAACAAGACATAAGTTTCCTGCCTCATAGATTCCTCCTTGCACGCTCGATTGATCGCGCCATGTCAGCGGCGATTTGCCCTTGGCTTTGCCTGAAGCTCGGTGCATCGGGCGTAGTGATATTCATCGTGACTGACACAGGCGACATGGCTTGGGGCATGATGTGCATGGGTGAATTGCCAGCAAAAGCCAGCTCTGGCCCACGCTCGCCCACCACGCCGAATTGACCGGCTTTAAGTGTCCCGCCATCAGCAAAAAAGCCTCCGAAGAGGCTTGCTGCGCTGGAAAACAAACTGCCGATGCCACCACCACCGCCTCCACCTTTGAACAGACCGCCGAGCGAGCCGAAGATGCCTTCAATAATGCCGCCTTCACCTGTAATGCCGAGGTCTTTCAAAGCAAATTGCAGCAGCTGGCGGTTCAGATCAGATAGGAAGCCCTTGGCAAAATCACCGAAGCTATCAAACCGACCGCTAATGCCGTCCAGCGCGTCAGCCATCGAGCCTTCCATAGTTTTGCCAAGTCCCTCAAATTCACCCTCAATCAGGTCACCCATTTTCTCGGATGATTTTTTGAGTTTCTCCTGCGCTTGCTCGGTGGCGCGTCCGAAGATTTCCTGATTGATATGGCCAGCTTTGAGCAGCTTATTGAGCATCTCCATTTCTTTATTGTAGCGTTCCAGTGGCGTGCGGGTGGATTCAATGATCCGCTGTGCCTCGCGCTGTAGCTTGGTGAATTTCTCCGTCGCCTTACTGGTTTCCTCGGTTTTCTCTGGCGTTTTTGTTTCTTCAAACAGGCTAGCAAGTGAGGCATTTTTCTTCTGCCGCGCTTCTACTACTTTCATCGCAGCACTCTGAATCTCCGCATCAATCGCCGCGTTAAATTCTCTGGCTTCAGTCAGTGCCTGGTCAAATGCCGTTCCCATCGCATCGAGCAGTCCGGTCTCCAGCGCTGCGCGAGTATTTTCAAACGATACGCCGCCCAGCGGGTCTTCAATGAATGCGGCAAGGTCTTTGCCCAGCGCTTCAAACCGTGCCGATATGGTTTCGCCAAACGACGCAAAGGCTCTGCCCACGCCCTTAAATACGGCAATGAACAGATTTCCAAATTTGATCACCTCAGCAATGATTGCCTTAAAGCCCAATTTGAACAAAGGAATGGCAGCGGTTATTTTCTCCGCCAGCCATTTGATCGCATTAGCAATCCCTGTTAATATTGCGGTTAGGCCAGCATCACCAATGGCTTTGACCAGTTTGGAAAAACCATCACCCATATTGGACAGCGCCACATTCAGCGTATCGGCTTGTTCTTCCATTGCTCCGGCAAACTGCACATCACCGATGCCCTTCAGGAACGCCTCGATCTCCTTGGCATTTTTACCCACCGTGGTGCTGACACCTTGGAAAGTGAAGGTCACCTGATCGCCCTGAGATTTGGCTTTAATCCCAAATTCCTTCAAGCGCTCAAACTCACCTGTGGCAGCATCCGCTACCGCTTCAATCATCTGATTGAGACTTTTACCCATCGCCGTGGCAGTATTTCCGTAGGAGGTCAGTGCCTCTGCAGAGGGTGTTAGCCCCAGCGCCTTCAGCTTAATAAATGCGTCCGTTACTTCCTCTAACTGGAAGGGTGTGGTGGCGGCAAAATCCTGAATAAAACCAAATGCCACCGATGCTTTATCGGCAGAGCCGGTGATGGTGCGAAGCGATGCCTCCAGTTTCTCAAACTTGGTGATGGTATCGACAATCTGCCGCCCAACGAAGGCAGTCGCCATCAATCCACCGATACGGTTAAGACTACTGCCGAGCTTGGAGAAACGGCGATCCATATTCCCCACATTCTTATTGATCTGCGAAAACGCCTGCTGCGTTTTGTTGACCGCTCGAATGGTGAATTTTGCCTCAGCGAATCTTCCCATGGTTCTTACTCAATTGTTCGGTTTGTAGTTCAAAAAAGGCGACCCATTCCATGAATTGCTTCGGCGACATGGCCTCAATCTCAGCCAGTGGCCGTGATAAACGCCATGCCAGCGCTAGTTGGTTTCGCCGGAAAGGGTCGCGTCGGAGTTTCCCTTGATAGTCTCCACATCACCGAAGAAATGTTCTTCGATGCGTTCAGCAATACGGGAAACGACGCGGTAATCGGCATGCTGCATCAGCTTGTCACGATCCGTGATGGTAAAGAGGCGTTTGCCGTCCTTATCCTTGGCTTTCACCACGATGATGTTGGCAGCTTGCTCGATATTGCTGGCTTTTTTGCTGGCAATTTTCTGCATCATATTGACTTCCGCCATGGTCATCGGGAATACATGGATTTCCAGCACGGTATCGCCGTCACCCCATTCGGGAACAGCAATAATTAGTCTCTCCTGGCTCGCATAATGAGCAGTAGCACGATCAATAACACTCATAATTCCTCCTGTTTACGCTACGGTTGATTCGGTGAGTGGCCCAGTGCCGGTAAAGCCGAAGGAAGCCTCGACAATCCCATCAAAGGACGCGTTATAAGAAATGGAGGTAATGATCACATCGCCTGTCCAAAAAGTATCGCCTGTGTCATCACCTTCGGGGTAAAGATTCAGCGTGATGGTTGCTCCAGCCGCAAGTGCGCCTTGGCCATCGGTGTCGGTTTCATCCCAAAAACCATCAAAACTGCCAGACCAACCTTTGATGGTTGCCTGATTTTTGCGCCATGATGTGCCAATGATAGATGCGTCGGTGGTGTCGGATGTGACCTCCAGCGACCATGATTTAATTTCAGCGATTTGGTCAGACCCGACAAAGACCTTCCCCTCGCTACCAGCATGAGTAGCCATAATATTCTCCTGTTTGTTTTGGTTGATTATAAAAAGAAGGGGCAGCACCCATCGGTGCTACCCCAACACATGAAACGCAGTCGTTCAGAGGCAAATCAGATCAAAGTCTGCGGTTCATGTTCCTTAACCGTATAAAGAACGGCATAATTCAGCACGGCGACGGCGATGGGCTTTTCTCCTTCGTCCAAAATCAGTGTTTCAGTGGTATCGAGCACCACATCGCGCACCAAACCGCCAAGGCTGGGATCGGCAGCAATTAACTGCTCAATCTCCAGCGCCAGCGTGTCGGTATCGTCATCCACCTTGCCACGTGCCTTCACATACGCCTCAATGCTCACCTGAAGCTCCCGCTGCTGGGTGCGTGGATAGCTCATCGATGTTTGCCCCACCGTTTCCTGCTTCGTGTAGACCAGCAAGGCGGGCAGCTTCGGGTCATCCAGCGCATAAGCGCGTGCCTCAAAGACATTCGCGCCAGCGCTGGTGTTGTTTTTTGCATAGTCGCCACCGCCTGCCTAATTTGCGTGCGTGCATGTGTCATAGTTTCTCCAAGGTTAATTCGGTGATGCCTTCATGATCAGGGCTGATCACTGCCACTTCATAATCTTTAGCTTCAACGGTGAATCCGTCGCCCACGGCAATCTCGGCAATATCGCTGGTGCGGACGGATAGCACAGGGTTGGTCACCACCACATCCACCGTTTCACCACCCGTTAGCTCTGTATATTCCTGAAGCATGCCAGCGACAGTGCGAGGCGACCCACCTTGTGGGGAATAGGTCACCTCACGCCCATCAAGTGTTTGAAGCAGAGATAGATGATGGCCATGCATGTCGTCGATAAATGGCATTATAGGCCCACATTAAGCAGCAATTTCACCGTGGCATCACCGCTTGCTGCAGCCTCAGCCGCCACACCCACAATGGTGTTACCCGATGCGGTGGTGGTCAGATTGCTATTAGTGCTGTTCCAATAGAGCCTCGCGCCCTGAGTGACTGCACCGCTGGCTTTTGCCACGCTAAACACACCGCAAATATGCACTGCGCCTGTTTTACCATCCGCAATCGCGGTCTTTGCCACCCCGCCAATCGTACCAATAAGCACAAAATCACCCGACGCAACATCTGCGCCCGATGGGGTGTAATCGAGGGCTTTTCCCTCCTGAACATAGTTAGTAGCCATAAGTTTTCTCCTTTGGTTTGGTTAAGATTAAGCACTAGTGCTACGCGCCTGCGTTTTTATAGAGCGTGCGGAACTCCAGAGGCGCGGCGGCGGCATCGATGCGGACTTTGTATTCCACCCCATCAATGTTCCAGCCATCCTGCTGATCGAGAAATGGCGCAGCCACTCCATCCAAATAGCCCACCTCAATCGTGTCGAAGCGGTTTGGATCAGAGAACAAATACCACGCTGTCGTAGACGCAGCATCGAGCCGCGCATCCACAATGACCTCAGCGGCACTGCGAACTGGGTTCGGCACGCGGCTGTTGGTTTTGGATGGATCAGTTTCCGAGACCATCAACACCCGCGCCGTATCCTCCAGTGCTGCAGGCACAAGGAAGAAGGACGGCGAGATATTAAGTGTCGCTGCTCCATCTTTTTGTGTACGCATGGCAGTTCGCCCAGCACCCACGCTGGCAGCGCTAATCGCGGAGCCGCTCGCTGCCAGATTGTTGTGATCCGCATGGAATAGCGCAGTACCATCGCTCATGGTTGGATTGCTGGTAATCACGTTGAATACCAGATCGCCCACCGTGCGAGCCGCAGCACGACCCATTTTTCGTGGGATATCGGTAAACGCCATCAGATCATCATTGATGATTGCCTGACGGGTGATAGAAAACAGCTTCCCATAAGTGGCGAGCTTGATGGATTCCGCACGCTCACCCACCGTGCCATGCTTGTATTCACCGCCTTCTTTGACTTCCTCCAGCGTATCAAACACGCCCATACCCACGCGGCTGTGCGTTTTGAAATCCGAAAGATTGCCGGTGCGAGTGAAGCGCTGGAACACTTCTTCGGCCTCTTCATAGCCGCGCAGCATGGCTTTGCGTGAGTTGTTTTCCAGAATCTTCGGAAAGTCACTGGTAGAATGCGTAAAGGCACGCCCGACCAGCTCACGTTTATCCATACGCTCGGTGCGAATGCCGCGCAGCTCCAGTGATTTACGCGCCATCTCCAGCAGAGTGTAGCCGCATAAATCAGTTGGCTTGGCATCTTTGGGAGCAATGCCAGCGCGGAAGGCAATAGCATCAGATGCAGCGCGAGAGAATTTCTCGACATCGCTATCGCCCATCTCAATGCGCTGACCATTTGTAGCGGGTGCTTCCTGCTTACCAATCGCATCGAGCAGTTGCTTGCGTGCCTCGTTGATATCCACGGCAGGATCATCAAGGCACGTATCACGCACGGTGGAATGATCATCATAGCCAGTAAATAGCTTACGAATCTCCGTGCGACGCTGCTTTTCAGCGGTTAACATTTCCTGTCGCAAAATTTCCTTATCGACAGGCGGTGTTGCAGGAGCTGGCACTGCGGCACGCTCCTGCGTTTCTTTTTCTACGACTTTCTCAGGCATAGTTTTCTCCTTTTGGTTTGGTTGGGGTTGGTAATTTGAGGTAGAACCATCGCGGCTCATTTCCTCGGCACTCCTGCCAATGCCAACGGATGCGTCAGCGGGAATATCGACCAGCGATATCTCCATCGGTGTCCAGCTGGTCACGCGGTAGAGGTCTGGTGTGTTTTCGTTTTCTTCTTGCAGCTTGCGCTCGTTAATGCGGTAGGCGACGGACACATTACGGAGGATGCCATCGCGCACATCCTGCCAAATGCCTTCCACCTCAGCGCGTTTGGAAAGGCGAACCTCGGCATAACCACGGCCATTTTCAAGCCATGCACGCTCCACCACGCCAATACGGTTCTCACGCTCAGAGCGGTCATGGTTGTAAAGCAGTGGTGCGCTATTATTCAGGCGCTCCATATCTACTTCGCTACGCGCATGCCCCAGCACCTCAATCCATGGGTCACTAAAGAAGGATTGACGCGTCACGGGTTCTTCTGAAGAAAAAGAAAGCCGCACGAGGCGGCTATTTTCATCAACAATGGACTCGCGGTTTAGATCAATCGTCCGTGTTAGTATCTCCGGCTTCGTCGCTGGACTCTTTGTCACTTTCTGTGGCATCGGTTTCTCCTTGGTTTTCGTTAAAAAGCGATAATTGCTGGCCGCCATTGCTGGTGCTGAAATTGATGCCAGCCTCAGTTTCCTGCTCGCGTTCCTGCTTAATTTGCTTGAACACATCCTGCGGATTGTTGCCACGCTCACGGATGACCTGCGCTCGTGATTTAAAGCCTGCCTGCACCATTTTTTCTTCAGCGTTGGCTTCTTTCTGCGGATCAATCCACGGCATGACTGGCCCTTGGAAGCTGGCTTTCTTCAAGGTGCGCGGGTTAATCTGCTCGCCAGCTTGTTCTAACTGACCCGATAACACCGCCATATCAACGAACCTTTCCCAAATTGGCCGCACGCAGCGTTCGGTGAAATATTCACGCAGCACACCGTAATTGACGGACTGCTCCACCAGCTCTTGGCGCTGCGAGGAGTATGTGCCGCGATAATCCTTCGAGATGGATGAAAAGCTGGTGCTTGTGCCAGCCGCCACCGCCCGAAGCTGAGAATTGCGGAACTGCTCCAGCATGGTATTGGGGCGATTGCTATCGATCATGCCGACTTCCTCACCTGGCAGCAGATTGTCAAAAATCATCCCAGGCTGCATTTTCATCAGCCGATTGCCCGTATCATCCATCTGCAGACCAGAGGTTGGCCCATCAAGGCTTTTGCGAATGTAAGCGCAGATGCTAGCTGCCACTTTTGCGGCTAGTCGCTCCGATACTTCATAATCTTTCACATCCTCCAGTCGTGTCAGCACATTGGCAAACACCGAAACGCCGCGTGTCTGGCTGATACGCCGCGCAATTTTGATATGGATGATTTTCCCTGCATCAAAGCGCTTGGTCTCATGTTTGAGCGCCAACACATGGCTATCACCTGGATGATCCTTGTAGAGATAATAGGCTTTTGGCCTGCGCCAGACGTTTTTCTCCACGCCATGGACGATGCGCTTTTTCTCGTCATTCAGATCAAACGGTAAAAAGTCAGCCTCAATCAGCTCCAGCGAGTAAGGCACAATCGTGCCATGATCCAAATCACGCCGCGTACCTTCCACATGCTTAATCAACACTTCGCCATCACGAAACCAATGCCGCGCCAGCAGGCGCAGCATCTGATTCCAGTGGTGCTCCCATGTCACTTCGGGGAAGCGCACCCATTCTTCCCATAATTCCATCAGCTGATTATTGACCTCGGTCGCCAGCTCGCCGTTTTTCAGCTTCACTTGCGGCTCCACCGCCACGCCGCGACCCACCACATTATTGACCAGACAATCGAGCACGCCTGTTGCCAGATCGTGGTTTTCATCCAAATGGCGTGCCTGCAGACGCAGAGATTCACCCGCACGCTCAACAATCGCATCACCGCTACCAGGGTCAGTTTTGGTTTTACGCAGGCGTGAGGGCTGGGCTGCTTCATAGGCACGCTGTGCATGCAAAATCTTGCGAGCTGTATCCCGACGCAGCGCCGCTTCCGGCGAGATCATCTCGATGGTTTTATCAATGAAATTAGACATCAGAAAAATCCGCTAAGGCTGCTTGTTGGTTATTTTGAATCGTTTGCTCGAAGGCAGAAACGCGGCGTTCCCAATATTGAATCTGCTCGCGTATTTCCTTGGAATTGGCGAGCGTTAGGCTACGCCCATTCATGGAATAGCTCTGGCCTTTCGCCACCGCCAGATCAGCTGCAATCCACGCATCCAGCGCCGTTTGCGCCTGTGTTAATGTTAAAGCCATTCAGGTTCTCCTAGTTAAAGTTCCAGTCCTCGTAGCCCATCCACTCATTGGTGGATTTAGCTTCCGTGCTGTCTGTTGTGTTATGTTTCTTCAGGCGCTCGCGCTCCTGATCCTTCGCCAACCGATCCAGATTCGGATTCAGGATATGCAGCGCTGCCATGCCATAGACTCGGCAATCCAACGCCTCGTTGCGTCTGCCTTTTGGCATCACCCAAATGCGTGAGGGATGGCCATTTACAAACTTGGTTTGAATGCGCTCTGCAGTCAGCTGCTTGAAATACTCCTCCGGATAATCCGCAGGAAAATGACAATAGCCTGGCCCTGGCTGATGAATCTTCAGCCGCGAATAAATCATCTGCTTGGCAGTATCTGTGCCGATAGAAAACAGTTTCACACGCAGCTTGTTGGCTTTGCTGAACTTGCTTACCAGTGGCTTACCCATCTGCGACGCACCTTTGATGGCGTAAACGCGCTGATATTCCCGCGCCTTGCAATATTCATAAACGCGCTGCGTTTGATGACCTCCTGAATCCACGCACGCGCAAGAGACTGATAAAATCCGCCCATCTGATGTTTTGACTGTCTGTGTGAGGACATTATCCAAATCCTCCCACACCTTGTTCTGCGCGGGGTCACCATGCAGCACATGAAACTGCAGCGACCAGCTTTCCTGACCAACGCCCCAGCCGATTACTTCGGCTTCCAAGCGGTCGTCCTGCACATCCACCCCAGCGGTGATGACAATCACGCCTTCGGGTGCCACGCGTCCCCAATTTTCCTTACGTCCCAGCAATCCTGCAGGGTCAACGCCTTCGGTTTTGTCCTTCCATGTTTCGCCCAGCGATGTATTGACCCATACTTTGAGTGTCTCTGGCAGGCGCTTGGCTTTGAGGAAATTCTCCACCATCTCCGACCATTTGACCCATGGGCTATAAAGCTCATTAACGTGAAACCCAGCAATGCCGTTAAAAGCGGCTTCCGCACGCCACTCGCCATGCGCCAACATCCACATTTTATCGCTCTCTTTGAGCTTGGCCTCGCAATGCTCGCAGGCGTAATAAGCGGCTTCAGGCTGCTCTTTCTCAAACTTTACCTGACTCCATGACAGCACCTGAAATGTATCGCATTCAGGGCATGGCACATAAAACTTACGCTGATCACTCTGCTGATAGCGCGATTCAATCTTGCTTTCATCCTCCACTGTAGGCGTGCTAACCGCCACCAGCAGGCGATTCCAAAAGGTCGTCGTGCGCTTTTGTGCGAGCGAGCCAGGATCACCTTCAGTACCAGCCGAATGCGGATAGCGGTCTTCCTCATCCAGCAGCACAATCCGTATTGGACGTGATGCCAGTGACGCAGGGCTATTTGCCCCAGCCATCGTAATATGCCCACCTGCAAACTTTTTATGCAGCAGCGTGTTGTTGCTATCGCGGCTGCGCGGGTCTCCAAACAAATCGGTCAGCTCATCCGTATCGCGGATCATCGGTGCAAGGCGATCCTTACTCCATGTCTCTGCCATATCCAGCGTTGGCTGAATCAGCAGCATCGGCGACGGGTCTTGATGCGCGAAATAACCGATGATGTTATTAATAATCTCCGTTTTTCCCACCTGCGACGACGTCATCAGCACGACTTCGCAGACACCAGGTTCATTCACCGCATCCATCATCCCGCGCTGATACGGCGCACGATCCGTCACCCATTTACCAGGCTCGCTACTCGCTTCCGGACTCAACCTGCGAAACTGATCCGCCCACTGGCTCACCGTCAGTTGCGGCGGCGGCATCCAAGTCTGCATCACCCTCTGTAATACTTGCTTGTAGGTTTTCGTCTTCGTCGGTTTCATAAGCAGCCATCTCCGCCAGCGCTTCATAAATGGTGCGCTTAAGGAATTTCTCGATTTCTTGTGGGTTCTCTAAATGGGCAATCTGGTATGCCGTTTTGGTAGGAATGCCGAGCATCTTGGCACGGCACGCCGCCGCCATATCTGTCCAATCGGCTTCCACCCGATCCACCGTTACCAGTGCACCGGTGCGTTCTGCCAACTCAATCTCCGCCATATCTGCCTGCGCCTTCAATAATCGCGCTCTCTCCAAATGCGTATCCTGCGGCCCAACGCCTTTGCCAAAAGCACGCTGCTGCAAATAATTGATGTAAGAGCGGACACTTCCCACCAGCTCGTATTGGTTCTTTTCTGGCTTCGGAATCACGCCTTCCTGCGCCAGCTGCTGCACCCGTCGCTCGGTCAAACCGAACAGCTTGGCGATGGTGGTGACTGGATAAGACGTTGGCATCAGATTCTCTCTTAATTGACTTGATTAATACTCTGAATGAAGCGTTCATCGGACTGCCCAAAAGGGTGAACTGTTAATCAAACCAAGGAGTTAATCATGCCAACGAAACCCAAAACCACGAAAGCAACTCCGCGCAACAAAGTGCAACGCGATGCAGCGCCATGCAACGAAACGCAACAGCCTGCAACGCCAGCGAGCGAACCGAAGCGCGAAACCAAACAATCGATTATCATTAACCTCCTTTCGCAGCCAGATGGCACGACATTGACGGACATCATCGCCGCCACCGAGTGGAAACCCCATTCAGTACGCGGCCATCTTTCCAATTTACGCAAAAAGCGAGGACTGCCGATTGAAACCTTCACCACCAAAGAGGGTGTGCGTGGTTATATACTCGAGGGGTGTATTACTAAATAAGGATGCGGCTTAGATCCCAGTCGTCAGTAAAATATTCTTTAAATACATTTATGTGAGATGTCGGTATTCCAAAATCTTGAGAGAATTTAGAAGCTACCATCTCGGGAGCTGGATCAATAATCGTAATCTTTGGTACATCAGTACGTTTCATGAATGCTTGAACAAATAGGTCTGTGCTATGGGTATCCGTTACAGGAAATGAGTAACCAATAACTATAATGTGTTTGGCTTGAGTTAGGCTCTCTTCTGCTTGCTTCCAAATAGAAGAAAATAAATCTCCAAAAAAATTATACCGTTTTGTTTTAACGGGAGGAATAATTAACGGCATTGAGTCCAGTCCCTCTCTTCCAGCTTCGCCTTTCCTCTGAAATGGGCTTTTAATGTGCATTTTAAGAAAAACATGGTCCTCTTCTGCCTGTATACTGTTAATATCCAGTAGGTTTGGTGGGTAGTAGCCATATGAAAATGGCTGGTATCCTTTCATGTAGCGCCCTTGATAACAATCATACGGTGATGCAGCATACTCAAACACATGGAGCATTGAGGGATCAGCTTCGTGAGAGTGCTGAATATTGCCATGTCCATCTGTTGTAGTATGGCTAGTCAGCCAATTCGCTGAGCCGTGAAGTTTCAATATTTGAGGCGCTGCAATATTTATTGAATTCGGATCACACCACTTATCACGGAATACTTTTTTTGGTATAACTCCATAACCATTGTCAGGCCGCCAAGAAGTGGTTTCGTGTAAAGCTCTATCCATTAGCGTATCCCAGTTAAAGGTTACGATTCGATCATTATCGCTGAGTGTTCTAGCAATATTTAAATGCGAACGAGATACTGGGCCATTTTGTATTTCGTTAATTACGGATGTAAATAAAAACACCAACTGATTGTAAGCTTTATATGGAATCATCCAGTTGGCTTCATTCGCTTCAGCCAACAATTCATCACGGTTCTTCTCTATCTCAGAGTGTAGCTCCTCAATATCGACCCCCGAACGCAAGAAATCGTGCACTTGCAGAGCGGTCATTGATCGTGTGTTTTCAAGATAGTTGATTATGGCTCCAATTAACACCCAGGGATCGGAAGATATTTCAAGCGAATCGAAAGTCTGAAAAAAATCTTTTGCAATAGGCATTTTGGCAGCAGTAGGAGACTGCGTATAACTCTTCGATGCGCCAGCGCCTAATAAGAAAACTTTCATAAGGGATACTCTGTATTGTCATTAATCATTGTTATTATAGAACTAAATCACTTTGTTTTCTTCATTAATTTAGCCTTTTTTCCAGTGAACTCTTCCCACCGCTTTACAATCACATCGCAGAAAATTGGGTCTAGTTCAATCAACCGCGCCTGACGCTTTAGCTTCTCACAGGCGATTAGGGTTGTTCCCGAACCGCCAAAACTATCCAGCACAATATCCTTGGTTTTGCTGGAATTCTCCACCGCACGGCAGACCAGCTCCACCGGTTTCATGGTCGGGTGCAAATCATTCACCCTCGGCTTGTTGTAATTCCACACATCGCTCTGGCTGCGGTCGCCGCACCAAAAATGCTTATTGCCTGCAGGCCAACCATATAGAATCGGCTCATATTGGCGTTGATAATCGGCACGCCCCATGGTGAAGGTGTTCTTCGCCCAGATGATGAAGGTCGACCATTTGCCACCAGCATCAATAAAAGCGGTGTGCAGCGTGTGCAGCTCAGATGAGCTCATGCAGATATACAGCGCACCTTTGCAAACTTTGACCATCTCGGTGCAGGCATCGGTCAGAAACTGCTGAAACTCGCTGCCGAGATTATCATTTTTAATCTTACGCGGTTTGCCACGCAGATTATCTTTCATCGTCTGACCATAATCGACATTGTAGGGCGGGTCGGTGAAAACCATATCCGCCAACTCGTCGCCCATCAACGCCTTCATGGTTTTAGCCTTGGTGCTGTCACCGCAGATTAAGCGATGGTCACCCAGCAACCAGATATCGCCTTCCTTCGATACAGGAATCTCTGGTGCTTCCGGCACTTCGTCATCATCGGTCAAACCGTCAATCGCAGCATTGCCCAGCAATTCTTCCAGCTCCACCGCATCAAACCCTGTGAGATCGAGATCAAATCCCAGCTCTCCCAACTCGCCCAGCTCAATCGCCAGCAGCTCTTCATCCCACTCGGCATCTTCATGGGTACGGTTGTCAGCCAGCCTGTACGCCTTTATCTGCGCCAGTGTAAGGCCTTCGGCAATATGGACGGGGACTTTCTTTAACCCCAGCGACTGCGCCGCCTGAAGGCGCGTGTGGCCTGCAATAATGACCATTTCCTCATCCACCACGATGGGCTGACGGAATCCATATTCCTTGATGGATGCCGCAACCTTGGCGATGGCATTTTCATTACGGCGAGGATTCCGCGCATAGGGAATCACCCGACCGATTTCGATCAGTTCTACTTTCATAATTTACCTGTTTTTGCTGATGAATTCTGTGCATAGGCACGCGCAGCGAAGTGGCTCTGAAATAGGCCATTTCGCTGTTTCGAAGGTTAAGCGTTTGTTATCTAAAGGTTTCCATGCCGCCCAAACGAAACGAAATGGTTTTTACAGATTTGTGGCTAGCAAAAGGCCGCGCCCTCGGCGTACCCGTAAGGGGGACGGCGGGGGAGTACCTTTTTGAATCCCACCGATTCACCCTTGCGGGTCAGCGGCGTTTGAGCCTGCTGATGTAGAAGTCGAGGTTGCGTCGGAACTCTACGGGGAAGCGTTCCAACACCTTTATCTGCATGACCTGATCGTTCTCACGCTGTCGAAACAACTGCATGATGCCAGGGCCGTACAGCATTTTGAGCGGCAGTCGTTTGCCACTCTTACGCATGTAAACCGTTGTCTTGCTTGACCCACGTCTGCGCGGAGCGATGAAGGCGTTGCTCAGTGTGCGTGTCTTACCGTACACCTTGGCTCGCACCAGCCCACGTTTACCACCCACCTGTTGAGTTGGCTTCTTGCTGCCAACCACAAACTCAATCAGCTGCAGCGCACGGTCGCGTGCCACCAACGTTGCCCAGAGGGTTTTGAACGTGGCTTTGCGTGTTTCAATGCGGCGCTTCACAGCAGCCTGCCTGCTGTTCATCTGCGGTGCGATGTGTTTGGCACTGGCAACCTTGGCACTCTCAGCCACACGATTAAGCGTGCGAATCGTCACCTGCGGAGCGACCTTGGTTTCAAGCGCGTTTAAGCCCTGCATCAACTTCTTCAAGTCATGCTGAATGGTGATATCAAAAGACATATTTTGCGTGATTATTCTGATTGGTTTGTTTATGCTGCTTTAGCCATTTTGAAAAATGACGGTATTTGAAAAACAAGGATTTTATCCTTGTCCTCATTTCGGATAGCGTTTACCAGGTGGCACCATTTGTTCGAACAGTTCGAACATCTATCCTATTGACTTCATTCATTTCTTGTCGCTGTTGTGTGTTCGAACAATAATATTCGGAGACATGAC